TCTACTCTTGGGGTAAGTGCATTTGTTAAAAGACTTAGTGATTATCAAAAAGATGGTGATCAGGAATATTACATAAAAATAGCTTATATGCCAAAACGTTATACCAAAAGTGAAAAGGCAAGAATAGCATTTTATTTTGAATTTTATAATCAATATAACAACGTATTTCAAGGTGAATGGGTAACTATCCATTTAGAAGGGAAAACGAAGTCGATAGAACGGTCTGATACGGTTGATTTTGGTAAACAAAAAATAAAAACAAATAGTAACCCAAGACCCGTACAAATAAAAGTTGGCAAAGATAATGATAAACTTTTTTCAAGAATAGCACCTAAAGACGGATATTATATCGATGGTAAAAATGCTTCGGCTTTTAGTGTTGTAAAATTTGAAAACAATACTATAACTAAAAAGAAAGAAACGGAAGACACATTTTTTATACAGTTTTCCCCAAAAACTGAGGGGGATAAAGAAGCTGTTTTACGCATAAGAGTTGAAAATTTTAACACCAAAGGTGAATTTCAAACAACAACTTTCATGGAAAAGCGATTATTTGGTAGAGCGGTTAAAACGGATGCTGAAGTGGATTCATTTGAAAGTGGTATAAAAAAAGAAACAGATGCAACAGTTGATCCAAATGCAACAAATAATACACCGATAGAAACAACAACACCCGATACAACAACACCCGATACAACAACACCTGATGGTGCGCCTACTGATGGTACTACTGAACCAATAGTTGTTCGTGATAAGATTTTTTGGTATGTTAGATTGGGTTCATTGGTTAACTTCGCAAATGTATTGGTATCAAGATTTGAAGAAGATAATGCAGACAAAGATCTGTTTTATAGTCTATTCACAATGCAGGCATTCAATAATGAAACACAATACAACCCATTAGTTAAATCTGCGAATCCTATAGATGTGTTTTTTCCAGATAAATATATGGGTTCATATGGAAACATAACCCCATTTAGTAGTGATAATGACCAAACTTTACGTCAATTTGGTAGATGGAATTCTGAAAAGAATGCCAAAGAAGTACGTGTAGAACCAGACATTATTAATATCGGAAACATTTTAATTGGTGTAGATGTTATAAAAAGAATATATGGTACTTTTATTGATGACGGTGGAAAAAATATATCGTTTAAAAACATAACAAAATTTTTTGATGAAATATTGGGATTAGTTAGTTCTGCTACAGGTGAGATATACGAATTAACCGCCATATTATTTGATGAACCAGAATCACTGGTAAAAACAAAATTCAGCTATGGGTTCACAGAAAAGAGACAACGAGCTATATTATCAATAGAAGATACTAATTTGGCAAAAAGAGTAACTGAGTTTAACGGCGTTGACACGGTTGAACCATTTTGGTTTGACGCAACGGTTATACGCCCGTTATTACGTAATGTGACTGTTGTTTCAAGACCATCCAAAGAGATGGCATCCGCTGCTTACATAGCAGCAAGAGGTGGTGCTGCGTTAATAAGTGGTCAAAGTGACGGTGCTGGAATCGTTAACTTGGACAACCAACTTAATTTGGGTGGGTATACTAACATAAACGAATATAGAGAGGAATATAAAAAGACATTAGAAGAAATGAATACTGCTGAAAGGACATTAGCAAGCTCAGGATGGAACTCAGCGTGGTCAGAAACATATAGAGGATCACTCATAAAATACAAAAGATTGGCTGCAGGACTTCCACCGTCAGACGTTACCGATGCACATTGGTTGAATAAAGCCATTTACCCTATAGAATTTAGTGCAACAATAGATGGTATAAATGGTTTTAAATTTGGTGATGTTCTCAAAACATCACTTATACCCAAACATTACAATGAAGCATGGGATATAACGTTTACAGTAACTAAAATAACACATAAAGTAACTCCTAGCACTTGGGAAACAACATTACAAACAGCTGCTAGATTAAGTCAATATGCACCTGGTTATGGAGATGAATCAAAATGACAGGTAGAAAACGAACATATTATAGTCAAGAACAAATACAAAAGAATCTTTTTACAAAGGGTAAGCAATGGATGACGCTTGATGATTGGAAAGAATACGTTGGGTTTTATCACAAATATTCTACTGGAGAAGTATTTACTGAAAGAGATTGGATTCCTAATGTATCTATGAAATTGGTGCCTTATAGAGACCGTTCTGAAAGTTATTTCAAATATGCTGACTTGAAGGAATACAAAAATATAAGTGGCAACAAAATGAAAATAATAGGCAATTCTATTACAGAAATGGGAAATTTTAGAACACCCGTCCCTAGTAAAAAGCCACCAACTCGTGATGATTTTGCAAGAGGAAAAATGCAAAGATATTTTATCTATAAAAGAAATGAAATAAATAGAGTGTTTTTTGAAATTGACTCAACACAAGCTTCCAATTATGAATCAAAAAGATACGGTATAAATCAAACACTTTATGGGTTTGAAACTATAACTTGGAAATTGACCGGTCCTGAGTTCGATGAATATTATAAAGGTATATTATACACACCGGGTGTGGTTGATACCAATTCTAGAATTATCTTGAAAATGTCAAATAAATTTCCTATATTTGAAAGGATTCTAACCGATCCAAAAGAGTACACGGTATATGATGAAAATTACCAATAAATCAAAAGTATCTATATGTTTCAAGAAAAACCATGTGTATGTGTTCCTCTAATATCAAATCCGAATAAACATCCATCCGAAAGTAGTATAATAGGATTGTATGTTGCATTTTCAGACGGAACAGATGAATACGTAAACCTGACACATCCCGATGAATTGGATTCCAATGTTAATTTTATTGAAATACAATTCCACCCAAAGTCATTAGTTTTCAATAAAAAGGCAATGCTTTATAATGGTCATGGGGGTGGGATTGATTTAAACTCATATTTACATTATTACACAGGTGATAATATAAACCCAAAAGAGTTTTATCCGAAAGGCATGGAAATGCTATGCAATAAGTTTTTCAGAATACAAGAATTGGGTCACATAATACCACTTGCTATTCAATTAGAATGGGCAAAAAAGATTGCAGAATACGTTTTGAGATTGAAACCATTTGACGATGGATATGTGATAACTAAAGATTGTATTGATTATTGTAATGACTTCACTAATGTATTTTATGAGATAGAGAAAAATGAAATTATTGTCGGTGATGAAACTAAGAAACAAAATTATATGTGGTATACTGCAACAAGTAGACCCAGTAACTCTTGGGATGGTTTCAATTTCTCTGCTATGAATAAAAAAGATGGTACACGGAATAAAATACGTTCAAGGTTTAGTGGTGGTAAGATAGTTCAATTTGATTATGATGCCTTTCATATTAAATTGTTGGCAAAGATATTAGAATATAAATTTGAAAGACATCCGTATGAACAAATACGTGAAGAATTAAATATAAACATGGATTACGATGAGTTCAAATCCAAAATATTTCAAAATATTTACGGTAATATAACATACGAATTTATGAATCATCCATTTTTTCAGTCAATACAAGCAGTAATTGATGACTTATGGTATCAATATGAATCCAATAGTAAGGTAGAATCACATTTTTATGGCAAACTATTCCGAGATATTAAGGATGAAACACCTAATAAAATTTTCAATTATGTGCTTCAATCGTTGGAAACGGAGTATAATGTTAAAAAAATAAAGGCTATCCTATCATTATTGAAAGGCAAACGGTCTGTTTTTATGTTATATCTATACGATGCTTTTGTTTTCGATATACACCCCGATGAAATGGGTTTAATAGACGATTTAACAAGTGCCTTACAAACAGATAATATGTCAATAAAAATTTACATTGGAGACACTTTTGGGGATATTAAACAAATTTAATTTTATATTTATATGTAAGTAGATATTTTGAAGATTAGAGAGAAAGGTATTGAAGACACAATTGGTATGCACCTTTACAAAAAAATACCAAACGGAAGATACGGTAAATGAAATAAAAAACAATTTTTCGTTATTTAATAACAAAATTTTTATGTTCAAGCCGTTGGAGGTAAAAGAAGATTTTATGCTGTCCTATAATGTTATTATGGACTCATATAAGAAGTTTTTACCAAATTCCATTATGGTTCATCAAAAACGAGAAACCAATACAATATACACCATAAATGCTTTAAACGAATTGATAATGAATCTTAACAATGGAATATTGGATAAGACTTATAAAATTGAATGGGAGCGTTATAAAAACTGTGCTTTATTGAAAAATAAGGATGGGTTTAGAGTAGTTAAAATTATTTTAGTTAAGGTATATTCTTTTTAATGTACATATTTATAGCGTATAATATTTGGTGTTATTATGAAAAAAAATGATTATGAAATCTTGGTAGAAAGAATAACAGACCGTGTTATGAATAGATTGATGGAGTTGGTAAGTGTTAAAGAAGGAACGGGGTTTGATACTATATTCGATGAACTTAAATCTGAAATGGAAAACATTTCAATTCTACCCGATAACAAAATAGATGCAAGTAAATACGAAGAAAAGGCTGTAATGGATTTTCTCAAGAAATTAGGTTACGAATATAAAAAGGCCTTTGGAAATAAACTACACTTCTTCAATAAAGAAACAAGTGTTAGTCTTTATATGTTGCAAGGAAAAAATGTTATTTCGTTAGTCCCATAGGAAATACAATGGAAACTGAAAAAAATAAATCTATAAAAGAAGAATTAGACGTAACCACTTTAAGCCTATTCAAGTATATGGCGGTTATTGATATGATGGAAGTATTGAAAAATAATCGCAGTATGATGAATTATGTATTCACGGAAAAGAAACCCGAAGAAATACGAGCGTGGTTTAGATACTTATATGATTCAAAGGCATACAATGACGGTGACTTGAAGAAAAAATTAATGTCTTTGAGTTCAAGAATGTATGGTGATGAAAAAATAAAAACACTGTATAAAGTGCTGAACAAGATATTAACATCCCCATTCTCAGAAGACGGTAGGGATGAAAGGGAAGCTGACATTAAACGTCTTATGCGAAAAATTTCAATTTATGTAAAGAATAAATTAACAGACGATGATAAAGAGTCAGTTGATCGAGCATTTGCATATTTGGATGTTGTTTCAAGAACAATAAAAGATAACATGATACAACTATTAGATAGACACATGGAAGTTGATAAGTCAGAACCAAAAGATGAAGATCCTGATGCCGAAGAAAAACCAAAAATAAAGGATGTTGAGTCCGATGAAAAACCTAAAAAAGAATCGTTATATGATAATTTTTATAAAAGAAAACTGAAAAAGAAGATACGTGAAATGATAAGAACAGCTATCATATCAAAAAAATTTACATCTAAATAAAATAAAATTTGCATATTAAGTATTAATTTCGTATATTGAATAAATGAAAATTGTGCATTGAACAATATTAGTTCAGCATTATCTATTAATTATTATAAGGAGCCATATTATGGGCATCAATTTGGACGCGATTAAAAATCGCTTGAATTCTCTCAAAAATACCAACAACAGAACATCGCATATTTGGAGACCTGAACCAGGTGAACACCAAATTCGTATTGTTCCCTATCTACACAAGGCAGAAAATGCCCCTTTTATTGAGTTATACTTTCATTACAAACTTAGTAAAAGATCTATTCTCTCACCAATTTCATTCGGTAGACCTGATCCAATTGTAAACTTCGCTGAAAAAATGAAGCAGACAGGGGATAAAAACGATTGGGTTATGGGAAGAAAATTGGAACCAAAAATGAGAACATACGTTCCCGTAATTGTTCGTGGTTCCGAAGGCGAGGGTGTTAAGTTTTGGGGATTTGGAAAACAACTCTATGAAGAATTGTTGGGATATTTCGCAGACGATGATTACGGTGATTTATCCGATGTGCAAACAGGACGTGACATTGTAGTAACCGTTAAGTCTCCCGAAGAAACAGGTCGTGATTATGCAGAAACTACTATCCGTATTAAACCAAATCCGTCTCCCGTTTCTTCTAATCCTGAAATTGTTGAAAAAATCAAACAACACCCAAACATTACCGAATTATACCCTGAACCATCTTATGATGAATTGAAGACATATCTTCAAACATACTTAGGTCAATCCGATGACACAGAAGATCTAAATTACACAAGTAAAAAAGAACAAACTAAATCCGAGGAAAGCAAGCCTGCACCGCCTACATCAAGTGACGATGTTGGTGTTACATTTGACGATCTTTTTTAATTAGAGGTAAGTTATGGCAAAAACAAAGAATGAACTGTCCGATGAATTGGGTGGTCTCATTGCCGAAACTATTAATAAACAATTCAAAGCTCAACACCTAAAGACTGCTTATTTTCTTGAAGGTGATACCGATGCTCCAACAATTGTTAAAGAATGGGTTGGTACTGGGTCAACTATTTTGGACTTGGCAATATCAAATAGAAAAAACGGTGGATTCCCTGTCGGTAGAGTATCTGAAATAACAGGTCTTGAACAATCAGGTAAATCCTTATTAGCATCACACGCACTACTAAACACACAGAAAAAAGATGGTTTGGCGGTATACATAGATACTGAAAATGCTATATCTAAAGAGTATTTGGAAGCAATTGGTTTGGACCTTAAACAGATGTTGTATATTCCATTGGAAACAGTGGAAGATATTTTTGAAACAATTGATGTAATCATTGACAAAGTAAGGTCTTCAGATAAAGATAGATTGGTTACTATTGTGGTTGATTCTATAGCAGGTGCTTCAACTAAAACAGAAATGTCCGCTGATTTCGATAAGGATGGATATGCTACTGCTAAGGCACTTATCATTTCAAAGGCAATGAGAAAGATAACGAATCTTATTGGTAGAGAACGTATCTGTCTAATCATAACAAACCAACTACGTCAGAAATTAAATGCTCCGGCATTCTCAGATCCATGGACTACTCCGGGTGGAAAGGGAATACCATTCCATGCTTCGGTTAGATTAAGACTGTCTTCTATCGGTGCTATAAAGACAAAAGTAGATGGGCATGATCAGATTGTTGGTTCACGTGTAAAGGCTAAATTGGTTAAAAACCGAGTCGGTCCTCCACTACGTGAATGTGAATATGAGGTTTATTTTGATTCGGGAATAGACGATTTCAGCAGTTGGTTAACAACTATGAAGGATTACGGCTTAGTTAATCAGGCAGGAGCTTGGTACTCTTGGACTGATAAGGATAGTGGTGAGGTTATAAAATTTCAATCAAAAGAATTTGTTGAAAAGATTATAAATATTCCTAAATATAAAGAAACTATTTATGACGAAATTGCTGATAAAGTTATTATGAAATATCAGCAGTTAGATTCACCAAGAATAGATGATGTAGTTCTTTCCGATGAAATTCCATTTGATGAAGTATGAACAAAAAATATGCAAACATATTAAACGAAATTGAGTTTGAAAGAGAAACCCAAAGTTCACTAACCCGTGATGATAAGGTTTTGATTGTTGATGGTATGAATCTGTTTATAAGAACATTTTCAGCCATACCTACTTTGAACGAAGAAGGTAAACACGTTGGCGGGTTATCTGGATTTTTACTATCATTAGCTTCAACTATCCGTATGGTTAACCCCACACGGGTAGTTGTTGTTTTTGACGGTAAGGGTGGTTCATACAGAAGAAAACAAGTCTATTCAAACTATAAAGAAAAACGTGCAATAACAACTCGATTGAATAGAATTGTTGGTTTTGAAGACATACAAGACGAGCAAGCCTCAATAAAATATCAACTGTATCGTGTATACAATTATCTACAGAATTTACCAATAACAACAATATCAATAGACCAAATAGAGGCTGATGACGTTATAGCTTATTTGGCATCATACTTTAAAAAGAAAGTTGTTATATTATCAAACGATAGGGATTTTTTACAATTGGTTTCAGATAGAGTTAGTGTATATTTACCAACAAAAAAACAAATGTATACACCCGATATTTTGTTGGAGGAGACTGGAATTTGGTGTGAGAATTTTATATTATACAAATCATTATTAGGTGATAAAAGTGATAATATAAAAGGTATGAGTGGTATAGGTAAAAAAACAATTGAAAAAAATTTTCCGATGCTATCCGAAAAAAGAAAAATTGATTTGGAAATGTTCTTAGAATTTTGTAAATTATACGATGGAAAAGTTAAATCACTAAACAACTTAAAAGATAATTTGAAATCATTCGAGACAAATTATCAGATAATGCAATTACATGATGTTGATATATCACAATCACACAAATCAAATATAAGAAATTTAGTTGATGGTGATGTTGATGGTATACGATTGGTTGAATTAAGTAAGTTATACATTCAAGATAAATTACATTCTGTTATTCCAAATTGGGATAGTTGGGTAAAAAAGAATTTCAATTCATTAAATGAGCTTAGGAATAAACATGCAAGATAGTTTGGCGGATTATGGTCATTCATTTCAAACAAAAGTAATATCAATACTATTATCCGATAAAGCATTTCTACAACAAGTTTCAGATATAATCGAACCGTATTATTTTGAATCACAAGCCAATAGTTGGTTAGTAGAAAAAGTATTGTCATACCATAACATATACAGAAACACACCAACATCAGAAGTATTAAAATCCGAAGTTCTGTCAATAGAAGATTCAGCACTTAAAACATCCGTTGTTAAAACAATTAAAGATATAAAGTCATTTAAAGAATCAACAGACTTTGAATATATCAAGAGTGTTGTTCTTCAGTTCTGTAAAAATCAAAAGATGAAAGGTGCTATACTCGATTCAGTGGATTTGCTGAAGTCCGGAAACTTTGATTTGATTAAGAAGAAGATAGATACTGCTATGAAAGCCGGTGCTGATAAAGATATTGGTCACGAATATAAGGTGGATATTTCTGCACGGTATGAAGAAGGTTCACGTGATTGTGTTTCTACTGGTTGGAATGTTATAGATGACGTTATGAACGGTGGTCTTGCTGGTGGTGAATTGGGAATTGTAGTTGCTCCTGCTGGTATAGGTAAGAGTTGGGCATTGGTAAGTATAGCTGCAAATGCTGTAAAGGCGGGTAAAACAGTAATCTATTATACATTAGAATTAAATCAATTTTATGTTGCACGTAGATTTGATGCGTTCTATACTAAGATACCATTTCAAGACTTAAACCAAGAACATGCTCAAGAAAAAATTAGAGAGAATATTGACACTTTGAAAGGTGAATTGATTTTAAGATACTACCCAACTAAAACTGCAAGTGTAATAACAATAAGTTCACATATAGAAAAATGTATCAGTCAAAATAAAAAACCAGATTTAATTGTAGTTGATTACGCTGATTTGATAAAACCATCAAAGGCGGGTGATAAGAGATTGGAATTGAATGACATATACGAAGATTTGCGTGGTCTTGCTGGAACTTACAACATTCCTATATGGAGTGCTTCCCAAGCGAATAGGTCATCGTTAGAAGATGATATTATTGAAGGTGGAAAAGTGTCCGAGTCATATAATAAACTAATGATTGCAGATTTCGTAGTGTCTTTATCAAGAAAGGTAAATGATAAAATAGGTGGTACTGGTAGATTCCACACTATTAAAAACCGTTTCGGACCTGACGGAATGACTTTCCCAAGTAAAATAAATACTATGAACGGTAATATAGAAATATATGAACCCAATTCTGATATGGGTAAGAGTATAAGTTCTTCTATGAATGGCGAACCACTTGCTAAGAAACTAATGAGTACGCGTTTGAAAGAGTTAGGTGGGATAGAAAGTTTAGAAAATTCCAATAAATTTGAAGCGTTTTGATATTTATTTAACGGATATGTATGGCATACTTAAATTCACCAATACCTGTAATAGATTGTTTTGTACGTGGTAACTTTTTAAGAGACCAAAAAGACCACTTTGATAAAAAATTTCCTTGTTTTATAATTGGAATATCGTCTATACCTGGTAAAACACCATTGTTTCACTTTGTTATGGAAGATGGCGGTGTGTGGTGGAGAATGCCTATACATGCCTTTTGTTGGAAAGAAGATGCTGAGCAACAGGAATTGGATGAATTGGTATTATGGGATTCTTTCTCATACCATGTATCAGTCACACAATTTCCGTATTTTAAAGATAAGGCTGTTAAATTTATATCAAGGCGTAGGAATGAGTATAGAGGAAGATACTTATTCACAATAGATTGGGCTGCAAGTACTGATTCAGGGGACACGGATTATCTATTCTCAGAATATCCGTCACAACATAAATGCGGCCACGTGATAATGATGGACAACGGCAATTTTGCGATACAACCTAATAATCGTTTTAGGCTTCATGATCCAGCGTTCACTACAAAGGAGGAACTTGTTATCGAAAGAATGTATAACAATACTCTGTGGACTGCTGAACGGAATCACCGATGGGTTACACCCGATACAGATAATATGAATTACGATCATACTGATTTGGATGCTGGTGAATCTAATTTAGAAAGATCTAAATACTATAACGAGAGGTTAAATGAAAATACGAGTCAGTCATGTAAACGGAAAATACGATGATGAACAAGGCACCGATCTATGTGAACTGTTTTGTATACCTGAAGGTGAGACCAGTACTTACCTTTTTGAAAATGGATGGTTGCCAACATCTAATAACGAATGGTATCAATCAAGATCTTCAAGATTAAAGATTGGTCAATTAACATCAAGAAGAAAATATCAACTGAGAAAAATGTCCGTTAATACAAATGGAGATTACAGAAAGATATTTGAATCGTCTAAGTTTCTATACAACCAAAGTATAGAAGAATTTTTGGATACTGTTTTGTCTTTTAAACATGAAATATATTATTTTGATAATAGTGTGTTTGGTGTTTTAAATTGGTTTGATGAAATACCTTATTTTTCATTCGTGGTTGGTGGTAAAAACGGTAAAGGTGGTATAATACCAATGACCTGTTATTACTTCTTAAACAAATTAAAAGACCACACATACCCCTATCTATACATAGGAGAGTGGTATGAAGATTTTTATTATAAATCAAGTTATCCCAATTTTGAATGGTGGGATGGTGAAAAATGGTTAGATAATATAATATAAAAAAATTATCAAAAAATCCAATTTTTTTTATCGAAACGGTATAGTTATTACTATATCGTTTTGTTTTTAATACTAAAAATCAAGTTTTTAACAATAAATAAATGGAGAGCTAAATGGATATTAGCAATAGGATTCTTTCTGAAATAACAGTTCATATGAAATATGCTCGATTTGTTCCCGAAAAGAATAGACGAGAGACTTGGGATGAATTGGTAACAAGAAATAAAGAAATGCATCAAAGAAAATACCCACAATTAACCGATGAAATAGAAAGGGTTTATAAGTTGGTGTATGATAAAAAAGTTTTACCATCAATGCGTTCTTTACAATTTGGTGGAAAGCCTATTGAAATATCCCCAAATAGAGTCTATAATTGTGCTTATATGCCAATAGATGATTGGCGTGCATTTGGTGAAGTGATGTTTCTCCTATTAGGTGGTACAGGAGTAGGGTACTCAGTACAAACACACCACGTTGAAAAATTACCACCAATCCATAGACCTAAATCAAAAGAGAGAAGATTCCTTATTAGTGATTCTATTGAGGGTTGGGCAGATGCAATAAAAGCCCTTATGAAATCATACTTCACAGGTGGTTCATCTATGAGATTCGATTATTCAGACATCCGTCACAAAGGAGCAAGACTAATTACAAGTGGTGGAAAGGCACCTGGACCAGAACCACTTCGTATTTGTATAGAAAAAATTAGAGCAATGCTTGACCTAAAAACTGATGGTGAACAACTCAAACCTATTGAAGTTCACGATATTGTATGTCATATTGCAGATGCCGTTCTTGCTGGAGGAATACGCCGTGCAGCTTTAATATCACTATTCTCAGCTGACGATGATGATATGATTTCTTGTAAGTTTGGTAATTGGTGGGAACTAAATCCACAGAGAGGCCGTGCTAATAACTCCGCTGTTCTGCTACGTAGTAAAGTGTCAGAAGAATTTTTTAAATCACTTTGGAAAAAGATAGAGTTGTCAAACGCGGGTGAACCAGGTATTTATCTTTCAAATGATAAAGATTGGGGAACCAATCCTTGCTGTGAAATCGCGTTACGTCCATTCCAATTCTGTAACTTATGTGAAGTAAACGTGTCTGATGTAGAATCACAAGAAGACTTGGAAGAACGTGTTAAGGCTGCAACCTTCATCGGAACTATGCAAGCTGGATATACGGATTTCCATTATCTACGTCCTATTTGGCAAAGAACAACTGAAAAGGACGCTTTACTTGGTGTTGGTATGACTGGAATAGGATCGGGTAAAGTACAAAAATTAGACTTGAAAGCAGCTGCAAAAGCATCGAGAGAAGAAAATGAAAGGGTTGCTTCAATAATTGGTATAAATAAATCTGCGAGAACAACAACAATTAAACCAGCAGGAACATCATCATTGACATTGGGTTGTTCATCTGGCATTCATGCTTGGCATAATGATTATTATTTACGCCGTGTTCGTGTTGGTAAGAATGAGGCAATTTACACATACTTAAAAATAAATCACCCCGAATTAGTTGAAGATGAATATTTCCGTCCACACGATACAGCTGTCATTGGGGTTCCACAGAAAGCACCTGAAGGTTCAATTCTTCGTAGTGAGAGTCCATTGCAATTGTTAGAGAGAGTAAAGTGGTTCAATCAAAATTGGATTAAACCCGGACATAGAACAGGTATGAACACTCACAACATATCCGCAACAGTTTCTATACGTGAACACGAATGGGATGCTGTTGGAAATTGGATGTGGGAAAATAAAGAACACTTCAATGGTCTTTCAGTACTGCCATACGATGGTGGAACTTATATTCAGGCACCATTTGAAGATATTGATGAAGAAAAATTCAACAAGTTGATTGAAACTCTACAGGATGTTGATTTGAGTGGTGTTATCGAAATGGAAGACAATACCGATTTGACAGGTGAACTTGCGTGTGCGGGTGGTGCTTGTGAGATAAAATAAAAATAATAGATATTTATTAACAATAGTCGATAGAACTATAACAGTTATTTTTTATATTTAGGAGACTTGTTATGACTAAACAAGAAATCTTTGAGCAAATGTCAAAATTGTATAGTGAATTTGAAGCTGCTCATAATTCAACAAAGAAAAAAGATGCAGCTGTTGCTCGTAAAGCTGCTGGTGAAATTAAGAAATTGGTTACACCCTACAACAAAGCATCTGTTGCCGAAGCAAAGGCATCCAAATAATTTAAAGGGGTGGATTTCCACCCCTTTTTTATTTAATTCATATTTATTATTATGATAAAATTATTAGACATATTAACTGAAGCCTCGAAAAGAAAGAGAGAGCGGTGGAAACCTGTTAAAGGCTACGAAGATTCTTATGAAATTTCTTCAACGGGTAAGTTAAAACGTTTAGCGGGAAAATCACCGTTCAAACGTTCAGGATATGATGACACAACCATAAGTCACGAAGAAATAATACTTAAACCAAGAAAAACTAAAAAGGGTTATTTGGAATGTGAACTTATAAAATATAATAATGGTAAACGAGTTGTAGAAAAATTCTATCTACATAGATTGGTTGCACAATCGTTTTTACCGCCACCCGAAAAAGGAAAGGATCAAATAAACCATAAGAACGGAATACCAACTGATAATAACTATGCTAATTTAGAATGGGTTGATAATGACGAAAATCAACAACATGCTAAAGATAAAAGAAATGGTGATGAATAAAGGGTTTGTTTAACAATAAGGTAATTTTATGGGATGGCGTCATGTCAGAAAAAAAATCAAGAAAATACAAAGATGTTCTAGCAAAAACGTGCTTAATTTTAGGGACGTTCTTCAATCCGCTTGGATTCGATGCGGCTTTTGCTTTTGTGACAAAACTCACAGGAAGTTACATCGTCACAGATCTTATATTTTATGGTGTTGCGCTATTATTTTTTGGACTTTATTTTTTATTATCTCGTAGGAGTTAGTCGTGAATATATCATCAAGAACAAAATTAATGAAAGATGCTGAGCATCTTTTGACTGTTATACGTGAAGAAACAGAAGGTGTTGAGCCTAAAGTAGAGAAGGCTGCGAAAAAAATCAAAGATATAATGGTAGAAAAGAACGATAGAATCGCTGCTTTAATGGAAATTGCTAAATTGGTTGATGAAAAACATTATACCGATATATTAAAAGCTGTTCAAGATATTCATAGTGTTTATGAAAAGGCAGAAAAAAAGGATCAACCTGTTTCTGTTGACAATCACTTTTTGGATAAATATACAGAATCAATTGAAGCTGCATTAATGGTTTGTTGCATGAATAAATTAAACAACAAAGAGTGTTCTCTGTTAAAAAGTTCAATCAGTTAATAGTATAAAAAATGCGTTCTACTTATGGAAATAAATTAGGCGGTGTGCCTAGATCAAACATTCAAGTTCCACCCGATGAAATTAGATACAGTCCAATTTTAAAGGCCGATGGAACGCGTGATAAGTTATTGGATTGGCAGTTATACTTCAAAAAAGAAGAAGACGGTGGTATATTACCTGAATATAAAACAGATCCGATTAGAGCTGATGAATTGGGTACAAATGAAATAAGTGAAGGTGGTGAGTTTGATTTCGGTAATATATTATATGCCTTTAGGGACATACGTTTAGTTCCATATTATGATGAATTAAATAATAGAGTTACCACACAAATTGGTGGGGATACTATACCAGGAAAATGGGATTTAGTTGCTGACCTATACCTTTATTTAAAAAGAGACACTGTTATTCAGTCAAGAGGTTCTGAGGTAATAACTGAACACTTTTCTGGTATAGTACAATCCGATATTTTACTTTCATCGGGTCAATTGGAATACTCGTTAAAACCATGTGATAATGGAAGAAATTATGTGGATTGGTATTATAAGTTTGATGTTGATGAAATAGAATCACTTTCAAATGTTGATTTAAAACAATTATCAAAAAATACAAATAAATCCATTGAATTAAGAGACCGTATTTTACGAGAAGTCGTATTAAATGGCGCACCAACAAAGATAGTATCTTTAGCAAAACGTGGTACTGTTCCAAAAGGACAGGGTGTTTTGCCGTTGAGTGGTGAATACACATCGGGTCAAGAAGAAGAAATAACGTGGGACGGATTCACACCTGACGGCAATCAATTAAGATTCTTTCAACCATCAACACCACCACAACCAGCACTACAAACTCAAACTAAAAATTGGATAGAGGCATTAAAGCAATCTGTATTAAACGCAATAAGAAATGCTGGAATAGAAAAACACGATAGACCAATAACACAAAATATAGTTTGGCAAACTATATGGAAAGCTTGGTCTGGCGCTAAGTACGATGGTGTATCAATAGACGTTACGGACCCAAGATTGGATGATGATTCAACACATTATGATGGTGCGTTGTTACCATTAGAAGCTGAAGGACATCCCATAAATTCAGAATTCGCGTCAAACTATTATTTACCAAGAAATGTAAAATGGCTCAGAGTAAGTAAAAAATTGTTAGATGGTGCTTATCCAAATATAGGCAGAGGTAAAACATTATGTGTTGATGTACTTCCATCCGATGATTGTACTAAAGTTCCATTTAAATTGGTTGATGCTAAACGTAGAATTGATTCTGAGAGTTATAAATTCATATCAAAGGACACATCGAAATACCACCCAATACCAGGTCAGCCCTGTTATCAAGGATTGCCAGCAACATACGAGAGAACTGCGGTATATGAATATACATCAAGTAAGGAATGCTTTGATGGTAAGGTGGATTCAAACGGTAACTTAACAGGTCAAAGAAAAACACTATACAGTTATAATACAAAAACAGAAATAGAAAATGTTGTTGAATGGGAAAACATAATCCGCAATTCAATATCAGCAACTTGTGAGTGCTATGAACTGTCTGTACAGAATCCACCATGTATAGATCCAAATGATCCTGATGGTTGTAATATAATGTATACTGATACAATATACACAATATGTCCTGATGATGGTCCATATTATTATAATAGTAGGGAAATTCCTCCAAATGCGGTTCCAACACGGTTAGAAATACGATACATAAGTGATCATGAATGTCATAATAACACAAAGATAGCTACATATTATCCTATTAGAATGGATAAAGATGTTATAAATTCATACAAAACCATATTCACAGACGGGGAATTTAATTTCCCAACAGAGAGTGAATCATATCCCCAAGTATTTGATAAACCTGTGTGTCTATTGAATACAAATCAGAATGAAGCTTCTAAAAAATATCATACTGATGTTATAATTAAAAATGAATTAGATAAATCAATAGAGTTTTCTTTGACTTATGCTAATAAGAATGGATTGGGTTCTGAGAAGATAGGGGAACGTGATAGTGATGCTATATCAAAATTGATTTATACACAATATAAATCTATATTAACTGAAAATAATTCAAATGAAATTTCCTTTTATGAAGACGGTGTTAAAAAAAGTAATCCCGATGATTACTATGTAATAAATTTTAATAACGATTCCATGAAAGACAGGATAGACGTTGGTAATTTCCAATTAAGTCTTATGGAAATAGAAACTTCATCAAGTATAATTTCCTTAATAGACAATTCATTCGACTTGGTAAACAACATATACTATTCAGAATCACCATATTTTTCATTTAGTTTAGTTAGTGGCAGTCTATTAGACGGTCCATATCAAACTAATTCATTAACAACATACGGTGAAATGTATCCAAATTTAGGAATAATAATTTTGGATTCTGAAAAATTAAATAGTGAATTGAATTTTACAACAGTAACTTCTTCAAATGTTTTTGCAAATAATGAAATGAATTTATTTACATCAATAAGTGGTGCAATGAGTCTTGGACACCCAATGCAGATAAGGAGTTCTGAACAAAAAGTTTCTAACCACTACTTTATAAGAGTTCCCGTTAACGAAGCTAACTATACAAACAATCCAACATATCACAATGCTAATGGTAAGATAACCAACACAGGATTCGTACACTATCCACTAACTTATGTGACAACTATTGGTTTGTACAACGATGAAAACGAATTGTTAGCGGTCGGTAAGCTAAATAAACCAATTAAGAAAACAAAAGATACAGAATTGTTATTTGATATAAAGTTAACAATTTAAAAAAAATGCTTGCGTATGATGTGGAAAATTCGTATATTAATACATCAATTAAATGAACGATAATTAAATCGTTCTAAATTTTATGTTTCATTAAATTAAAGGTGCTGTAATGGTTACAGTAGATTCATCCAGACGTTTTCGTTTTTCAAACAAAATCAGCCGTGAAGCTGGATTTCGTCCTGGACAAAAATTGGCAGTTGTTGCTACATCAAGCAACACATTTCAAATCGTTTCATCAAGAAAAGTATCAAAGAATTCAGATGCTATTCGCTACTCAGTAGAGAAAGATGGAAGAATCCGTGTTTCAGAAAGTGGACTAAATAGACTTGGTGTAACACGTAATTCACGTAGAAGAAACGTAAGTAGCTTCCCAGTAAATGTATCCCGTGGTTCTATCACAGTAAGCATTTAAAAATCGTTGATTTATAAATCAACTTACCTTATAGGGGGTATTAACCTGTTTATTTAAATTTGGTGAAACCCCCTTATTTTTTTTATAAAGATATAAAAATTAATATGAAAATTACAGACCAAGAAATAGAAAAAATGTTTGATATTGCAAATTTAAACAGAAAAGATTTGTTAGATGCTTTGATAGATATGGGACCAAAATTTCTTCACAATAAAAAAATGAAAGAAGAATATGATGTCAACAATCCTACAAGAAATTTTTGTTATGTTGTTTCTGAATTTGTATATTATTATATCGCACCCGAAGGTTCTAAACCATATGGTTTACGTATAGAAGGTGATGAATCATTACACAGATTTGTTAAATGGCCTGATGGTAGAATAGTTGACTTAACTTGCGATCAATTTCCTGATTATTCAAAGGTGATATATCAAAATGCCAAGGTGACGAACTTCTTACCTGTCAGCGGCAAGTGGCAACCATCAAAACGTGCAAGACATTTAGCGGGGTTATTAGGATATGAAAAAGTTTTTTGAATATAAAACAATAGATAGTAACGTTAAGTTACAACCAATAGTGATAGAAAAACACGGTAATATAAATGTTGTTAGGGATGATTTACTTCCGGGTGGAACTAAAAGAAGATTTATTTATAAGTTTTTAACATCACATCCCAATGTTAAAGAATGGGTTTATGCCTCCCCAAGAGTCGGTTATGCTCAAGTTGCGTTAGCTCATGCATGTAAAGATTTGGGATTGAAGGCAACTGTTGTTATACCCAAAGGAAAACATTTTTTCTTAACCACAGAAGCTATTTCATTGGGAGCTAACATGATAGAAGTTCCAATGGGATTTCTGACACACATACAACACGTTGCAAAAAAATATGCCTCTGAAAATGAAAGTTGTGGTCTAATACCATTTGGATTAGATCATCCAATCATTATAGATGAAATAAAAAATATAGCGAGTGGTTTGAATATAAAACCAAAAGAAGTTTGGACCTGCATAAGTTCAGGTGTACTATCACGTGGACTACAATCTGCATGGCCCGATGCTAAGTTTTATGGTGTTAGAGTTGGTCATGGAACAACAGACAGAGAACGTGGAAGAGCAGAAGTATTCGATTCAAAATATAAATTTAATCAGAAGTGTAAGTCGGATGAAAAACCACCGTTCCCTTCATCCGATTATTATGATTCAAAAGTTTGGTCATTTATTAAAGAACACGCATCACCTGATGCATTATTTTGGAACGTTGGTTCCTAAAGGAGATTATATGGCTTGGCAAACAACCCAAGAAAATATTAATGTAACATATAAAAATGATTTTGATTTGACGGTAAAATTTCGTAAATTGTTCCCCGAAGCAGTAACACCACAATATGCACAAGACGGTGATGCTGGTATGGATTTGACTGCAACATCGGTAAGAGTCACAGACACATTCATAGAATATGGAACGGGCATTGCGGTAGAAATCCCACACGGCCATGTTGGTCTTCTTTTTCCAAGAAGTTCAATTACAAAATTACCAGCGGGAGTTTCATTGAAAAATTCAGTTGGTGTCATTGATTCAAATTATCGTGGTGAAATTCTTGCGAGATTTGAATTACCGTATACATGGAATAAAATTCTTGATGATGTAATTCGAGAAATGCCATTAAAAGGTGATAAGGTTGCTCAGTTATTAATCATTCCATATCCAAAGGTTCACTTGGAAGAAGTACAAGAGTTGTCCAATAGTAATAGAGGCGATGGTGGTTTTGGTTCAACAGATAAAAAATAATACAACAAGTTTAGAGGAACAGTAATGAAACTAAAAGATATTTTAACTGAAAATTCTTCATACAATCTAATAAATGAAGCGGGATTGTCAAGATTATTTGCTGGAATAAAACATGGTGAAAAGAAAAGAGACTTCTGTGTTATGTCAGCATTCAGAAAGAACCTAACGTTACAACAAAATCGTTCAAGAAATAAAGAAGTGTATGCTACGTTATCAAATTATAAGATGGGTGGTTATCCATTAATTGGGCATTGGAAAGAAGCACCCGAAGGTGCGGATTGGCAAACAACACCCGAAGAAGATAAAACACTTGTCCAAGAAGAATCAATATGGTTTTACAAACCTGATAGTATGGAATTAAATCAGTTTACAGATATATGTGTTTCATTATGCAGAAAATTTAATCAGGATAGTGTTATAATTGGTATAGCATCCGATGAAGAAGATACAGGTATTTATTTTTATAGTAAGGACGGTTCAAGGCAAAAGTTTGCTTCATCTGTAACAATAAGACCTGAAAAGTTAGGTGATGCATACAGTATAATGCGTGGTAATCCGTCTAACCCATTTGTGTTTGAAGGAACAGCACAACCTGTAAATATTATAGGCAATATGATGTTTAAACATCAAAATATGCTTTGGTTTTCAAAATAATAAATTGGAATGGTTATGAAAATGTTTTTAGTGCAACCAAAACAAAATAAATTCAGTGCGTATCATTTTGATGGAACACACGAATCAGCAGTATCGGTTATTGATAAATGGGGATGTGTTATGTCATTGGTCGGTGATAATCTATACAAACTAACTTTAACAGATGGCAGAGATGTTATGCCAAATGATTATGTCATATTGGATAACGGTAACAAAAGAATTTATAAACAAGAAGAATTTGTCAGAAGATATGACATTGTATATGATTCACGCCCATATAATAATTACGATAGACTTGGCAATTACATGTCAGAAGATTAATTAAGAGGATTTATGTATCAAAATATATTTGTAAAAATAAATACAAATGAAGCTTGGATTTGGGATGATGAAAAGGGATTACTGCATTTTAATTACACACCGTATGCTTACAAAAAGGATCCTAATGGAAGTTATCGTTCATTGTATGGAGAATCGTTAACACGTGTAACTAATTTCGTAAAGAACGATCCAAATATGTTTGAGTCAGATGTACCCGAAACCACTCGTATATTAGTAGACGCATACTACAAATCAGATATGCCATCAAAAGGAATAGTGGTTATGGCATTTGATATTGAGGTTGAAATGATTACAGGTCTACCTGATCCAACAACAGGTAATAATGAAATCACTTCTATAGCATATCACGATTCGGCTACCAATCAATATACTATATTAGTTTTGGATAAAAAGAAAAAGTTAAAGTCCTCATCATCTGATAATAAAAATGTAGTGGTGTGTCACGATGAAAAAACTTTGTTATTAAAATTTTTGGATGCACTTCAAGAAATACAACCACATATTATGACGGGTTGGAATTGTGATGCTTTTGATATTCCGTATCTTTATAATAGAATAAAAAGAGTTTTAGGAAAATCAAACGCTTATAGACTATCCCCAATTGGTGAAATGTTTTACTCACCGTATAGAAACCGCTATACTATTGCGGGTATTTCCGTACTTGATTATATGACAGTCTATAAAAAGTTTTCTTATAAAGAATTACCATCCTACGCACTTAACGCGGTATCTATGACAGAATTAGGTCGTGGTAAGGTTGAATACGAAGGTAACTTGGATGACCTTATGGAAAACGATATTGAAACCTTCATACATTACAATATAACTGACGTTGAGTTGATATTGGAATTAGATAAAAAACTCCAATACATTGATTTAGTCAGAGGTATTGCTCATGTTGGCCATGTTCCATACGAAGACTTTGTGTATTCTTCAAAGTATTTGGAAGGAGCTCTACTAACTTATTTAAAAAATATCGGTGGTATTGTTGCACCAAATAAACCAGCAGATAGACGCGAGAAGATGGAACAATTAAAAGAGAGTGGTGAACAAGGATTCATCGGTGCATTTGTAAAGGATCCTGTACCAGGACGTTATGAGTGGATGTATGATTTGGATTTAACATCACTGTATCCGTCAATTATTATGACGTTGAACATTTCACCCGAAACTAAAATAGCTAAAATAGAAGATTGGAGCGCTGAATCATTTGTTCGTGGTACTAAAGAATCATATATTGTAGATGGCAAAATAGTTACTCACGAAAAATTAAAAGAATTTTTAGACAAATATAAGTACACTGTTGCTTCAAATGGTGTAATGTATAACTCCGAATATGTTGGACTTATACCAGCAATTCTTAATGATTGGTTTGATAAGCGGGTTGAATATAAAAATGAAATGAAACGATGGGGTAAAGATGGTAACGAAGAAAAGTATGAGTTTTATAAGAAAAGACAGTTGGTACAAAAGATTTTGCTTAACTCTTTGTATGGTGTATTAGGTCTACCCGCATTTAGATTTTATGATATTGATAACGCTGAAGCGGTTACATTGACAGGACAGACTGTTATTAAGAAGACACAAGATGCTATAAACTCAAAATACAACAAAGAATTAAAAACAGATGCAATTGATTATGTTCAATACGTTGATACTGATTCCGTGTTTGTTTCCTGTTTACCTCTGGTTAAAAATAGATTTCCAAACATAGATACGAATGATATTGAAATAATGACACCAAAGATATACGAGATAGCAACAGAGGTTCAAGACTACGTTAATCAGTTTTACGATGTTATGTCAAAGAAACTATTTAACACGGAAAAGCATAGATTAGAAATCAAACAGGAAATGATTGGTAGAACAGGTTTTTGGCAAAAGAAAAAACGTTACGCACTTTGGATTATATCAGACAATGGTGTTCCAATGGACAAACTTGAAGTTAAAGGATTGGATATTGTTCGTTCATCTTTCCCAAAATCCTTTCAGAAAATTATGAAAAGCGTATTGATTGATATTTTGAAAGGTAAAGAAAAGAATGAAATAGATGATTACATATTAAATTTCAAAAAGGAATTGGATAGTATTATCTACGCTGAAGTTGCGAAAAATTCTTCTATAAAAGAAATTAAGAAGTATGAAGATGTTGTCAAAGATGATGTGTTGGGTAAGTTTGCGAAAGGAACGCCGGCACATATTAAGGCCGCGATAAACTATAATAAGTTATTAAAGTTATTCAAGTGCCCACCAAAGTTTCCACCAATGAAAAATGGTGATAAGGTTAAGATTGTATACTTAAAAAATAATCAATATGGTTTGGAAGAATTAGCTTTCAGAGGTGATTCTGATCCAAAAGAAATTTTGGACTTTATCAAGGAACATATTGATGCGAATGAATTGTTTATGTCTGAATTAGACTCAAAATTAAAAAACTTCTATGAAGCTATGAAATGGGATTTCCCATCAGAAAGTAAAAAAATAGCAAAAAAGTTTTTTTCTTTCTAAAAATTTAGTATATTGTACTATAAATATTGTTTTATTATTAGGATTATTGTTATGGAAAAATCAAGATTGATTAACTTCATTGGTAAATACCATTTAGGCGGATTGGTTAATTCAGTTGCTTGGAATTCAAATGGCTCGTTGTACACAAAATTCATTTCCGATGATAAGTGTGTAGTTGGTGAAATTCGTTTAAATAATTTCAATTCAGAAAATGCTAAGTTTGGTGTATATCAAACCGATCTTCTTATCAAACTATTGGGTGTATTAGGTAACAATGTAAACCTTAACATTAATGGTGCTGATGAAAAACCATTCTCACTTACTTTTGATGATAAGTCAACTACTGTTAATTATATGTTGGCTGACTTGGCAGTTATTCCACCCGCACCTGATTTGAAGCAGTTACCAAACTTTGAACTAAAAATCCCAATCACTAAGGAATTTATTGATAAGTTCCTGAAGGCAAAGTCTGCATTGCCCGAAATTGAAAAGTTTACGGTATTGAAAAATAAAAAAGAAAAGAAATATCAAATTGTAATTGGTTATGCGAATACCAATTCAAATAGAATTTCTATTGACGTTGACTGTGAATGTGATGACGATATTGAACCAATTAGTTTCTCTGCTAAATACTTCAGTGGCATCTTGGCTGCTAATAAAGATTTGAACGGTGGAACACTAAAAGTATCTTCAGAAGGTTTGGCGGTTGCTGATTTTGATATTGATGACTTTGAAGCAACATATTACTTAGTAAAGTTGGAAGATAATTAATGGAAAAGTATTTCTACGAAAAGAGTGGAATAGAATCTTGGCCAACAAATATTACTTATGGTGAATTGGTATCATATAATAAACAAAAATTATATGATTGGTTGGAAGATTTGAGACTACGTGTGTTAAAGAGTTGGGATGAACAAGGTGTTCCGCCAATTGTTGGTAAGAACGAAAATGAAATTAAAAGTTCATTCTCAAAACTTAGACAATACGATTGTTCCAAATTTTATTATGATGTTGAAAATGGCAATGATCCTGATGTTATCGGGGTTATTGCCAATTTTTCAAAGTCAGGTTCAGCCGCAAATCAGTTCTTTCCAACTATGCTTAAAACAAAAATAGCATCAAGTGGTAGTCCTGACAGTGCAAGATCTATCTATGATTATTTCACGGATGTTTGGAAAGATTCGTTTCATCATATATTGAGACGTGTTATATTTAATGACTCCATGTATCTTTATAGTAAATCAATTTCAACACTTGTAGAAAAGAATCCATACTTTAAGTCGGGTGAGACATTAAGAGATATGTTCCAATCCTACAAAAATGGTGATGGTAGATTTGATAATAAAGGTTTACGTGTATCTAAAATATCATGCTCAACCGATGAACACAACAGGCTATATAAAAATTGTTTAACTATTAAAGCAAATGAAATACGTGAATTTTATTCGGAAGGATTGATTGATGATACAATGCTTTCATACTTGGATGATATTGAATCATTAACCGATACATTTTATGTAAAGAACGATAGTGATGAACCAAGATTAAATGTTTTTATGATTAGAGTGTATGAGAAAAATATGAGAGTTTTTCCAGCAGCTCTACAGGCATTTAGAATATCATTCTCTCAGCCAGCAGTTAACTTTCCACCATTAACTGCAAAATTCTTATATGAACATTTTACTAAACATATTCCAGCATCAAGAACCGTAACGGTGTATGATCCAAGTTCGGGTTGGGGTGGAAGGATTTTGGGTGCAATGTCTGTTATTAGACCGATACATTATGTCGGAACAGATCCAAACACGGATAATATGATCGATGAATTGGGTATTTCTCGTTATGAATATTTGGCTGACTTTTATCTACGTTCAATAGGTGAACGTGCAAGTATAGCATCAAAGTTTTTCGATACCAAAGAAACACACACATACGAAATGTTTCAGGATGGTTCAGAAACAATACAGTTTAACGAAAGATTTAAGAAGTACAAAGGTGAATTAGATTTTGTTTTCACATCACCCCCATACTTTAATCGTGAAATGTATTCCGATGATGCAACTCAATCATACAAGGCACACTCACAGTACAGTGATTGGAGAGATAATTTTCTCAAACCAACATTGGAAACCGCTGTTTCCTTTTTGAAACCCGATAGATATTTGTGTTGGAATATTGCTAATATAAAAGTATCAGACAATAAAACAATACACTTGGAAGAAGACTCTATTGACATCCTAAAATCATTGGGGATGGAGTATCATGGTAAGATATGTATGCTTATGACTAAAATGATAGGAAATACCGATCCAAAAAGACTTACTAACAAAGTTTATCATAAGGGTGAATGGTGGAAGATGGAACCCATTTTTGTATTTTATAAACCAAGTTGATTATATGAATGTAAACTCAGGTAAATTTTTTAACATAGATCCTTTAGAAGTTCGTCTTTGGAAAGAAACGGATGAATTTTTAAATGACAAAAGGGAATTAGATGACACAATAGATTGTGTTTTTCAATATTACCGTAAACACGGTTATCCATATATGAAGATAACCGATGAAGAAAAGCATGATCATATGAAAAAACTTCAGAGTTTTGATTATGAATCTATTTTTATCGGTAACGATTTGAAACAAACTATGAATGGACTTAGATTAGCTTGGTCTTATTTTCCACATGCAATGGAAGTTAAATGTGGCAATTCAAAAATGTCTCCAATGGATAACTATTTGAATGACCATACTTTCAAGATGACTATAAAAAAATGTTTAACATGGCTTAAAAAACATTGGCACGGTAGATGGCAAGAAAATAGATTGCGTCAAGCACTGAAAATTTATTCAGGTGTTCAAGCTGTGTCAAACTTTAGACCAACAGCTGCGGGTGCTATCTATAAAAGATATGGTGGTGACGGTGTAATGTGGGATATGTCTTGTGGTTGGGGTGGAAGATTGGTAGCTGCATTGGCTTCACCATATATTAAAACCTACATCGGAACAGATCCCTCTACGAAAACATTTGAAGGTTTATGTCAACTACGTGATGATTTTACATATTTAAATAAAAATATTCATTTGCATTGCATGGGTTCTGAAGATTTATTACCCGATAAGGATTCATTAGATTTATGCTTCACATCCCCACCATATTTTGATACTGAGAAATATGCGGATGAAGAAACTCAATCATATAATAAGTTTCCAAACAAGGATAGTTGGGGTTCGGGATTCCTAAGAACAACATTTAACAATTGTTATCATGGATTAAAACAAGATAGATTTATGTTAATAAACATAGCCAATACACCGAAACATAAAGACTTGGAAGAAATGACAATACATTATGCTGAAGACGTTGGATTCAAACACGTTGACACCTTACAGTTAATTCTTTCATCAGTAATGGGTGCGGGTTATAAGAGAGAACCTATTTTTGTTTTCAAAAAGTATTAGGATTTTATCTGAAAATTTTGTATATTGATAGAGTAAAAATTTACAAGGAATATTATGAATATTAAATCACACACAATTTGGAATGAAAAGTACAGACCACAGACGTTAGAAACGTATATCGGTAATGATACTATTCGGGAAACATTCGCTCAATATATTTCGAGTAATGATATTCCCCATCTTTTACTACACGGTGATGCGGGTATAGGTAAAACTACTATTGCAAAGATTCTTGCAAATTCGATTGCAAACAATAACTACATCTATATCAATGCATCAGATGAAAACTCAGTTGATATTGTCAGAGACAAAATTAAACAGTTTGCTTCATCAGTTGGTTTTGGTGGAATAAAAATAATCATATTAGATGAATGTGATTACATGACACCAAATGCACAAGCTGCTTTGAGAAATATAATGGAAACATTCAGCAAGACAACAAGATTCATTTTGACTTGCAACTATGTTGACAGGATTATAGATCCAATACAGTCACGTTGTCAAATATTTAATTTGGTAGCACCATCCAAAAAAGAAGTTGCACAACACTTGGTTTCTATATTGGATAAAGAAAGTGTAAAATATTCTAAAGAAGATTTGGTAGCACTATTGAATGTTACATACCCTGATATTCGCAGAACAATAAACACATCACAACGCAGTGTAATAAACGGTGAATTGCGTTTGGATAAATCAACAGTTGTTGGTTATGACTACATGGTAAAGATAGTTGAAGTTTTGAAATCAGATAAAAACAAGAAAGAAAAATTTGATTCCATAAGACAAATTATTGCTGACAACTATGTTAAAGACTTTAATTTACTTATGAGATATTTATATGAAAATGTGGAAACCTATGCTAATGGTTTTGTATCATCAATAATATTGATACTTGCAGAAGCACAGTATAAGGATTCACTTGTAGTAGACCATGAAATAAATGCCATGGCAATGTTTATTCAAATTATTATGGAAATCGATCAAAGGAGGTAATCTTATGGGCGTATTTGACATCAACGGTGGAAATGAAATTCCACAAGAACAACAACAAATTTCTGTTAACTTAAATGATGCAACTGATTTAGTTTGTGCAGAATGTGGTAACAGATTTTTTAAAGAAGTAACATTCTTCAAAAAGATTTCAGCTTTGCTATCACCAACTGGGCAAGCGGGTTTAGTTCCAATTCCTGCGTTTGCTTGTACTAAGTGTGAACATGTTAACGATGAATTTTTACCAAAACAAATGTTAAATGATTAAAGGTGTATAATGTCTAAAAGTATTTTTGACCATATTAAAGGTGTTACTATACGTAAAACCAAATGGGAAAACTTGTCGGATGATGAGAAAAAAAGTTGGAGTAATTACATGATAACTAAATTTTTTTCTATGGAAATGGAATTGGTTGAGTTAATGAACGATGTGCAAAAATACACCAACGGAATATTGTCACCGAAAGACTATTATAACTTTTTATACGATACATTGCCTAAACACTCATTCTTTCTTAAATATGTGAAGGCTAAAGATAAGTTGGATATAGATTCTGAACTATCAAAAATATTTTGCAATCACTTTCAATTAGGAAGGAATGAGGTTTATGCTTATGTAAAATATCTTAAACGAAATAATGAAGATGAATTAAATTCGATATTAAAAATGTATGGTGTCAAAGACACCGATATAGAGAACTTTCATAAAAAGCTAAAGAATATAAAGTGAGGAGTGTTATGTCAATTATTGAAAAAGATTTAAGTTTAGCATCAACAGGTGTTATTGCGGAAATGGAACAGAAGTTCCCAATTATGACTGAAGAATTTAAAAGAATACAACAGATGCAGTATGAGTTATTTTGTGCAAAGCAGTCGAATTATGGACCTGACAATATTTCATTAGGTACTAACTTGGAACGAGACCAAGATAGAATACTATCATTACAGGGTTTGTTTTTTAGACTGAATGATAAAATTAATCGTTATAAACAAATGATTATGTTTGGTTCAAAAGATGCAGTTGGTGAGAGCCTCGATGATACGTTCAAAGATATTTCTGTATACGGTATTATAGCTCAACTCGTTCAATCGGGTAAGTGGGGTAAATAATGGCTGAAAGAAGAATATCATTCTCACAATATCAAATGTGGAAAGGTTGTCCGCATCGTTGGAAACTAAATTATATTGACCGTATCAATACATACGAACCATCCGTTGCAGCTCTATTCGGAACTGCTATGCACGAAGCTTTACAAGAGTATGTTAAGTGTATTTATGACAACTCAATAGCAGAAGCAAATAAAATGAATCTAAACGAGATTCTTCAGAATGGCATGAAACGTGAATATAAAAAGTTATTAACGGAGTCAAGTAATCAACACTTTTCAAACCAAGAAGAATTGGCTGAGTACTATAATGATGGTGTTCAGATATTAGATTGGTTTAAAGCTCATCGTGCTGATTTCTTTTTGAAAAAAGATTTTGAATTAGTCGGTATAGAATTGCCAATAAATATAATTCCATTGGAATCACATCCGTCTATAAAATTGGTTGGTTTCTTAGATTTGGTTCTTAGGAATGTATCAACGGGTGACATATACATATATGATTTCAAAACATCAACTAAAGGTTGGGGACAATATCAAAAGTCTGATAAGACAAAGGTATCTCAATTGGTTTTGTATAAAACATATTACGCAAAACAATACAATGTTGATGCGGAAACTATACATGTGGAATATTTAATATTAAAGAGAAAGATTGATCAGGATGCTGAATACGAAGCTATGAAGAAACGTGTTCAGAAATTTGAACCATCAAACGGGATAGTTTCAAGAAATTACGTGCAAAAGGAATTAAAAGAATTCATAACTAATAATTTCACAGAAGACGGTGAATATAGATTAGATGTTGTTCAATCAGCAGAGGCTGGACAAAACTATTCAAATTGTAAATATTGTTGGTTCAATGATAAAGAAGAATTCTGTCCAAAAGAACATAGAAATATTATGCCATTTTGAGGATAAGTGATGAAAGTAGCTTTAGTTTGTATTGCTAAAAATGAAGATAATTACATAAAAGAGTGGGTTGACTATCATACTAAATTGGGATTTGATCAAATATGTATTTATCAAAATGATTGGCGATGTAGTGTTCAATTGGACAACACAACAATTATGGACTTTGATGGACCAAATAGACAAACTGAAGCGTATAATAATTTTTTAAGGTATTGGCACAATGATTATGATTGGGTTGCCTTCTTGGATGTTGATGAATTCTTAGTATTAAAAAAACACAGTAATGTTAAGGACTTTATACAAGATTACCAACAACATGATGTAATAGGAATAAATTGGGTTTTATTTGGAGATAACGGCTTAACATTTGATGGCAATTATAATGTATTAAGTAGATTTACAAAAAGACAGATAGGTGTGGTGCCATTAGTAAAATGTATATCAAGAGTTAAACCAAATATATCATGGGCTTTACATAATGCTGTTAATGTAAATGCTATTGATACTAATTATAAAATATTTGCAGGGTGTAGTAACGAAAACGGTGATGATAGTATAGCTCAAATAAATCATTATTTTTGTAAAACTTGGGACGAGTGGTCTGCAAAAAAGAATCGAGGCAGGGCTGATTTGTCACCAAACAGTCTTGGTTACATAAGGTGTGATTCTGATTTTGAAGCACACAATGCTAATGAAATAGAAGACACTTTCGCTTTAGACTTTTTTAACTCACATTAGTTGACAAAATATGAAAAAACCACTACTACATAATGAAAGATATTCTCAAATTAAACAAAAGCGTAAAAAAGAGTTCATTCCAAATTTACCAAATACAAACAAATTAAATGATGGTGTTGTTAGTGAATTGGGTAAAGTGGAAGACTTTTCATTATTCACTGATAATCAGGTTTTATTAAGATTCCCACACTTAATAAACAGACCTTGGATAAGACATGATACCACCAAGAAGTTAAGTGTAATAGTGCCTTACCGTGATAGAGAGAATCATTTAAATATATTTATAAATGAATTTCCACAATACTTGGAAAGACAGGGTATAGACTATCATATAACAGTAGTTGAACAGGCAAATAATGAAAGCCCTTTTAATAAGGGCATGCTTTTTAATGCTGGTTTTAAAGAAACAAAGAACTATGATTACTTTTGTCTTCACGATGTTGACATGATACCACTGTATTCCGATTATGGCTATGACATTAATACACCAAAAGGAAACGGGTTTTTTATACACCCAGCTCGTTATATTGAAAAATGGGATTACATCGAATTACCTGGATGTTGTGGTGGTGTTGTTTTAGTAGATAGACAAACATATTTAGATGTTAATGGGTATAGTATAAGTTATTGGGGTTGGGGTGTTGAGGATGACGACTTTAAACGTAGATGTCAACAAAATAAAACAACTCGCATAATAAACACAGAGGGCATATACAGAACACTATACCATTTACATAATTACAATCCAAATTGTTATGTAAAAAATAAAAAAGTATTTGATTCAAATATACCAAAAGAACAAGATGGTTTAAATCACACTATGTATAAAGTTGTTTCACGTAAAAAACTTACGGATAGAATATCATTTCTAAGTATTATGTTCTAATAAATATGAATGTTGCATTAGCATGTATAGCAAAAAACGAAGATTATTATATTAATGAATGGTTAGAATACAACTTGTATTTAGGATTCGATAAAATTTTCGTATACAATAATGATTGGCAATTTCATATAGACTCACCATTTGTAGAAACAATATCAGTCGAAGGTCGTGGTAAACAAGAGGTTGTGTATAATAATTTTTTGAATGAGTATAAAAACGAATATGATTGGGTAGCATTTTTTGATGTTGATGAGTTCTTAGTATTAAAAAAGCATGACAATATAAAGGACTTCTTAAAAGACTACGATGGTTTCAACTGTATAGGTATAAATTGGCACCTGTTCGGAGACAACAATCAACCAAAGCCAACAAACGAATACTCAGTTCTGAAAAGATTTACAAGACGTGGCTTGAAAGTTGATAAACATATAAAATGTATAGTAAGACCAAGTGTTATTACAAACTACAAAATACACGCACCCGATAGGGACTCTATAATAGATACTGACAAAAATGTTTTTTATGGTCCATATAATGAAAA